TCAGTCGGACGCCCGGTCGGGAATTTTCGTTCTCGTTTCGAGCTTCCGGATCGCCTCTTTCGCCATCCGGGGATCGCGGTTGAGGTAGTTGGAATCGAGGATCGCAGCGACATCGCGCAGACTGTGGCCGGTGATCGTCGCGATCTGCGGAACCGTGCATTTGGCGATAGCCAGCCGCGTGACTGCCGTGCCCCGAAGATCGTTGAAGGTGACGCCGACGACGCCGGCCGAGGCGCATGCCTTGCGCCACGACGAGCGGAAGCCGTCCGCCGTCCACGGTTCGCCGTCGCTGTTGAGCAGGATCGGGCCTACCTTGCCCCGCTTGGCGTCGAGCGCGGCCTTCAGCGGCGCACCGACCGGGATCACAACGCGCATCCCCGTCTTCGACTGCTGAAGCCGGATGACCTTGCCGTCATACTGCTGCCAGGTCAGCCGGAGGAGGTCGCCCTGCCGCTGCCCGGTCCAGAGGGCAAGGATCAGAGGAAGGTGCAGATGCGCCGGAGCCGATGCGAGGAACGCCTCCTCGTCGGCATCCGACCAGACATTCTCTGCCCGGCTGCCGCGATAAAGCCGCCCGCCCTTCTCGCAGGGGTTGGCGCTAACAAGGCCGCGCCCGTGCGACCACGACAGGATTCGTGCGAGCACCTGCCAGCCGTAATCGGCCTGCCGGCGCGAGGCCTTGGCGCGCTCGTCGCGCCACTCCATGAAGATGCCGCGCGTGCGCCGGTCGCTCATGGCGGACAACGGGAAGTCGCCGAACTTCTTCTCGATCAACTTGATGATCTTGACGTAATCGCGCTGAGTGCGCGGTGCGAGGTCATCCCACGTCGAGCTTGCCTGGAACCCCTGAAGGACGGAAAGGAGAACGCCCTCGGGAGGGCGCACCCGCTGCGCGATCGCCTGGTTGTAGGCGGCCATGAACTCGGGATCGCCCGGCTTGCCCGGCAGCGCCGGGCCGCCCTTCCACGCCCAGTAGTAGGTTTTCGTCGTGCCGTCCGCCAGCTTCTTCGTCTTCGTGTTGATACCGCGAACGCCCATGTCTTTGAGGCGAGGTCTACGCATTGCGCTTCTCCAGCCACCTGTCGAGGTCATTCCTCGGCGTCTCTGCCTTGCCGGCCGCGACCAGAACGATGCGCCCCGTCGACGGGTCGATCTCGACCCGGCCGAGTTCCATGCCTGCCGCCCGCGCACCCTTGACCGCGCGAAGCACGTCAGCCTGTTTGAAGGGGAGCGGGCCTCGGGCCATCAGCGACGACCCTCCGAATTGTAGACGAGCATGAACAGCATGCCCGAAGCATGCGCTATGGCCGTCACGGGGTGGATAAAGAAACTGTGGATCACGGCCGACCTCCGATCAGGAAGCCGAGCCGGCGCAGCGTTTCCAGCGTGATCGTCCGGGATTCGACGAGGTCGCCGCTCCAGCTCATATCCCCAGCCTCGAAGCGCCGGTGCGCCTCCTCGCCTTGCACCGCCGAGGATCCGCCGAAGTAATAGGTATGTCCCTCCTGGATCGGGCCGCTTCCCTCGATCACGTTGTTGAACGTGATGTCGATGATCGGAACAGGGAACCGGAACTCGACGCGGAAAGTGTGGGGATAGGTGAAAAGGCTGTCGTTATCCTTGACGCCGAGCGCCCGATGAAGGGACCTGTCGGCAATGGATTTGATGATGGCTTCGATCGCTTCGGACGCGGTGTGCCCCTTGCCCAGCGCCGTCAGATGGCCGATTTCGCAACCGGGAAGCCGCCACATGGAATCGAGACGATCGAACTCCTTCCCTCTCTTCAGGAAGCCGCCGTCGCTCGCAAGCGTCGCATATTGCCGCCACCTGTCGACGGACCCCTTCACATTCGGCCCCGCGATCGGCGAGGCCAGCACAGAAATCAGAAGGTTGGCGGCATCGCGGGCCGTCATGTCGGCCGCACCCCGGCCGCGCTTCGTCTTGGTGCGCTCGCCGGCATCCATCAGCGCGCGGTCGTGCAAAAGCACGGTCGCCGGCGGGACTACTGCCACCGCCGACGCGATCGTGTTGATGAGTTCGGTCGACTTCGCCATGCCGAAATACCCGTTGCGTCTTTTTTCTGTGTAGCACGCAATTAGGTAATTCGGCAACTTTTTCTGCGCAGCGGACGAAAAGGGATGTGGATCAGAAGGCTGGAAGCTCCTCGCAATCTTCCTGATCATTCGGCAACTCAAGGTCCGAGTCGCCTTCGTCCTCGTCTAGCAGCGCAACGAGTTGCTCGATCGTTGCGTCGATCCGCATGCGCATCGACCAGGATATCGGAAGTAATATGGTCGCTTCAGGATACGAGCTCATTGCGCATTGGCCGGCACGTCGCACAAGGCAAGCAACAGTGGGGCGATGAAATCGCCCCGATCTTCCTGGCACCAAGAGTCCTTGAAGAACACTGATGAGATCACAAACTCTCGCTTAATCGCAGCTTCTCGCTCATCCGCTGGCGAATAGATGATGAGAGCCATTCTAGATTCCCGTTCGGCGACCTCTGCGGCGTCCGCCCGGCGGCGGAGTTCGTCTATCTTCAGACGCTCCTCCGCTGCCCTGCGATCAAGCCTGCGTGCCGCCAGTTGCTCTTTTAGGCTTTGCCGAATCGCCATGCGCTCGCGGGTACGCTCTCGCTGTAGAAAAACGTCTTGATTCTCGCTCTCATACCAGTCCGGCTGCGTTGCAGCGTCGATCTCGTCATCGGTCTCGCAAAGATATTCCTGACGCCAGTTCTCGAAAGCCGGGCACACCACATGCACCTCGAATTTCGAATCCAATTCGAACTCGGCGTCGCCCAAGGCGGCTAACGCCGCACCATAGCTCTCGAAGGTTGCCTGATAGTGATTGGTCACATCTTCTATTGTCCGTCGCGTCACAGTCCGGCATGACTGAAGATGTCATTGTCTTTTTCCTTCGGGGGCTGGAAGGCGGCACGGGACCGCGCTACCGGCGTGAGGCCGAGTTCGGTCGACAGGCGCAGGAAGACCTCCTGCGCCTTGCCGAGGAGGTTGATCGCGGGATTCGCCTTCAGGCTCCCCTTGCCATCGCCGATCAGTTCTCCGTGCTGGTCGATCATCTGTTGCGCGCGGCGCATGTTCCAGAGCGCCATGATGTAGGCGTCGAGGCTGCCCCCCATCGCTTCGTTGAGGAGCTTTCGATCGCGAAGATCGGCGGCAACCTTCAGCCATTCTTCGCGCATCGGCTCGGGGATATGGTCGGGCGCGAGCGGAATCTCTTCCGGCGGGGAAGAGTTTTCGATCACGCGCAGGTCGGGTTTTCTGCCCTTCATAGGCCAGACCTCGCGGTGCGGATTTCCAGCCCCCGGCGACGGCCGAGTTCCTTCACTTCCTTGATGTTGTGGACTTCGCCCTCGTATCGAATGCGATCGACAAGCCGGACGTTCGGGACATAGCGCGTCCGGAAGATGATCGCGGTCTCGCTGGAGATTCCCCAGCTCCGCATGAATTCTTCGGTAGACGCCTGGATGATCTGCGCGCGGACCTCGGCCAGCGGCTCCCATGAGGATATGATCTCGTTGAACTCGTTGGGTTCACCGGGAACATAGGATTCGATCACGATGACGCAGTCGAGATTGCCGGCACGCATGGCTAGAAACCTCCGACATAGGATTTGAAGACGATGACGCCGTGCGAATGTTCTCCGGAGGGGTCGCGCAGATATCGCGCGTCCTCGAAGACCGTGCCGCCGATGTGGCGGCCCTGGAATGAGCCGCCAGCATGCCAGAGGGCAGCCCGGACGGCCGCGCCGATCCGCTTCACGTAGACGGTGCTCTCCTCCTTCGCCCAAAGGTGAAGCGTCGAATAGACGTAGCTCGCGGGCGATTGGTAGGTGTTTGAAGCCACAATCTGCGCCTCGCCGATGACGATGCAGGGAAAGACCTCCGGCGGCCCGTTGCGATCGAAGATAGAACCGGCACTCACAAGCGACGTGACGGCAGGGCTGCCGACCAGACGCTCCCGGAAAAAGCCTTGAACGACGAGGCTCGCATCGATCATTTCTTCCACTCCTCGCGCGCGGCCTTGGAAATCGACCGCTTCACGCGGTTTGCGATCTTCTTTTTCTTCGACCGCACGGCCGGCCAGAAGAAGGGCTGCGCGACGGCATCCTTCGTTCCGTATTCGACCAGGTGCGGATAGCGGACCCCGTCATTGCCGGCCGTCACGACGGCGGCGTTCTCCGGCACGACGCGGCTGCCGCCCGGCTGGGAATAGGGCGGCGTATTCTGGCCGCCCGGCGTCACGACGATGCTCTCGCGCAGAGCGCCGGTATCGACGGGCGCGAGATTGCGCATGGAAGCCGCCAATTCCTCGGCCCCCTCCAGCGTGGCGCGGCTCGCCGCCTACCGGACTGCCTTCGGCAGGGCGATCATGCGGCGTTTCAAGCGGAGCATACGGTCGCGGTCGGCGGACATTAGAAGCTCCAGCACCGATATTCGCGGATGATGTCCTGCACGCCGAGCGGCAACGTCTGCGCGTTGACGCCGACGAGTGTCGCCTCGCGGTTCTCATACCAGTGTGCCGCAAGCTGGCAGACGGCTTCGACCAATGACGGCGGAACGTCATCCTGATCGTCGCCGCCGAACTTCTCCTCGATCTTGTAGCCGAGCATCCGCTCGATATGGTCCTGCGCGGCCTCTATCTTGCGCACGATCATCGCGTCGTCGATGTTGAGCGTGACGCCGAGCTGCTGTTTGACGGTGGCAAGGTCAACGATCATGGGATTTTCTTCTCCTCGCGGCGCTCCTGCGCCTGCTTCGCGCCGGAATGGCAGGGCCGGCAGAGGGGTTGCCAGTTCGAGCGGTTCCAGAAGAGCCGCTGATTGCCCTTGTGGGCTTGGATATGGTCGACCAGGACGGCGGGCGCACCGCAGCGCCGGCACGCCGGGTTCGCGGCGAGGAAGGCCTTGCTCTCGCGCTCCCATTCGGCCGTGTAGCCGCGCTGGCGGGCCGTGGGGCGGCGCTGGTCATGACGAGCCTTCCGTTCGCGGGCGCGGCGCTCCTCGCACGGACAGGCCGCGCCCGGTGCGATCCGGTAGCCGCAACCGCATATGCGAGGAGCGCGTGTTCCCATGGCGTCAGGCCACCGACCTGGACACGGCATCGCCGAGGATGGCGACGGCTCCGGCGGCGATGCTGGTTCCGCCCGCCTTCGTCAGCGCCAGGCGCACGAAACGCTTGTGCCCGCGATAGCCCAGCTTGTAGGCGCTCGACGCCGCCAGCGTGGCCGGCGCATTGCCATCGACCACGTCGGCCGGCGCGTCGGTGAAGTCGCCGCCGGTCGACGTGTCCGATTCCTGCACCTTCACGCCGAAGTCGCCGTCGCCGGCAACCGCGCCCGTGTTCACGACGAAGGCGACACGGTTGAAGCCGAGGAGGTCGATCGCAGCGCCGTCGCCGGCAGCGGTCTTCACAGCCGGAACAAGCGCCTGGATCACGCCGATGTTGGAATAGAGGTCTCTCATGGTAGTGGTCTCCGTTGGGTTCCATGGTGGCTAAATTCGCCACCTTCGATCAGCGGTGGGGAAATTCCCCACCAGTGCCGGTGCGGAATTTCCGCACCAGCGAACTGCGGAAACTCCGCAGTTAGGCCGTGGCCGTCTTCAGCTTCCGGAACTTCGCCGCCTGGAGCACGCCGCCGCCCACGCGACGGGTTGCGTGGATGCGGGTGATGCCGTTCGTCGCGAGGAGATACGGGTTCACCAGGATCGACAGGCCGACGCGATCGACGATGCGGTAGCCGCTCCAGTCGCCGTAGATGATCGGGAAGTTACCGTCGCCGACATCGGGCATATCGACCATCTCGACCACCGGGCGGCCGAGGATCGTCTCCGGCTCGCCGGCCTGGAAGGACGGCTGCCAGAGATAGTTGTTCTGACCGTCCTTCAGCTTGCGCACCGACGCGAGCGTGGTGCCGTTCATCGCCCACGATCCGGCGTTCCGGTATTGCGCCGGCAGCGAATAGAGCAGGTCGATCAGCTTGTCGGCCGACAGGTTGGTCGCATGACCGTTGACGGTGTGCAGGATGTTCGGGTCGTTCATCACGCCCATGGGCTGGAGCACGCCGTCGCCGTTGAGGAAGGCCGCGCCCTCCTTCTGGCCGAAATCCTCAGCCAGCGCGAGGCGGACCTCCGCTTCGGCCTGCCCGGCGCTGTCGGCGAGGAGCTGGTTCGAGATGTCGACGAAGGTGTTGACCTCCTTCACGACAATCTCGGCCTGCCCGAACGCCGGCTCCGAACCTTCCTGCGCCTGCATCTCGCCTTTCCACTTGGCGTTGGTGATGCCGGTGCGCTTCGGATACGAGACGGAGGGCGCGCCCGTGGTGCGGACGCTGGCGACAGAGCGGACGGGCGAGAACTCGACCAGATCACGGATGAACTCCGTCGACATCTCGGCCGGCGCGAGATAGCCGCCCTGCGGATCGCTGGAGACGTTGAGCGTCTTCAGCTCCTCGGCCGGCGTGCCGTTGCCCAGCCGCAGATAGCTGGCGAAGGCCTTCTTCTCGACCTCCTCCGGCTTCGGCGCGTTGCGGATGATCGCGGGCCGGCCGAGCTTCTGCTCCAGCCGCTTGATGCCCTTCTCGACCTCCTCGCCGCTGCCCTTGATCGCCGCGACATCTTCCTTGATCGTCGCGACGTCAGCTTCGAGGGCGTCGACACGCTCGCCGAGTTCCGCGTCGTCGTTGGTGTCTTCGTTGTCGTTGGTGTCCTCGTCGAGTTCCTTCTCGACCTTGGCCTTCAGCTTTGCAGCCATGGTATTTCCTTTCACAGTTTCGATTTGAGCGCCGGGATGGCAGGGCACCGCCACGACGCTGACCTCGACGAGGTCGAGCTTCGTGATGGTTCGACCGCCGCCCTTCCGGGCGACCGCCTTTCTGGTGACGAAACCGAGGGAGAGGCCGTTGACGGCACCCTCGCGGATCATCGCGCGGACCTCGCGGGCGCGGGCCACGTCGTTCACGAGCAGCCGGCCTTTGACGCGGATGCCCTTGTCGGATTCGGTGATGCTGTCCCACACGCCGACCGTCTGCGCCTGGTCGTGCGCGAACAGCATGGGGAGCTTGTCGGGAGCGCTGACAGAACCCTTCACGATTACGTCGCCGACCATGTCCGGCGAGCCGAAGGGCCATGCCAGCCCTTCGATCGTGCCGGCGTCGGAAACGTCGATCTTGGCCTTGATCTCGATCCGATCCATCACGCCGCCTCCGTCGCGTTTTCGTCGAAGGTGGCGTCGGCCGGCGTGATGCCGAAGATCAGCGCCTCTAGCAGCTTCAGCGCCAGCGGCGCATACTTTGCTGCCCCGTGCTCGCGCAGGCAGGCGATGACATCGTCATCCTCGCGGTAGAATCGCCGGTCGACATGCACCGGCGGATTGCCGAACGCGACGGAAAGCCTTCCGAGGGATTCGCCGATGGACGGCCCCTCCGGCTCTTCGAAACTGCCAAGCCCGCTCGAAAGGATGATCTCGACATCGCGATGCCACCAACGGCCCTCCGCAAGGTCGAGGAACGTCTGATAGGCGGCCTTTCCGAGCGTCCGTTCGACGATATGCGCATCCTCGCGCAGGATCTGGAAACGCCGATCCTGTCCGCCGAACTTCGCGTCGATGTAGTTCACGAGACTGTCGCTCATGCGGCCTCCTTTCCGCCGGTTGCCGGCGCATTGCTCGTTGTGTGGGGATTGATGAACTCCTCGCCGCCGGCGTAGGGCGGCAGGTTCTCGCGGGCGCGGACCTCATTCGGGTTGAGGACGCGCGCAGAGACGAGCTGCGAATAGGCCGTCGCGCGGGCCGCGATGTCGGCCTTGAGGAGGTCATCGACCAGGAACTCCGCGTAGAAGTTCTCGCGCTCCTCGGCCTCGAAGAGCTTGAGCCTGATCTCGCCCTCCCACGCCTTCAGCCAGCGCATGAGCGTGAAGGTGACGAAGTTCGCCCCCAGCTCCTCCGCGTTGCCCCAGGTGGCGCGGCCCATCTCGAAGAGCAGATGCGGCGGCACGCCGAAGGCGCGCGCGATCTCGTCGACCGCGTAGCGGCGCAGCTCCAGGAACTGCGCGTCGACCGAATTGAAGGTCAGAGCGTTGAAGGTCGCGCCGTTCCAGAGCACGGCCGTCTTGCCGGAGTTCTCCGCGCCTTCGTGCGAGGCCTTCCAGCCCGCTTTCATCTTCGTGAGGGCTTCCTCGCCCATCGGGCCGGGTATCTGGATCACGCCGGAGGGCCGCGCGCCGTTTGCGAAGAGGCGGATGCCGTGCTCCTCCAGCACCATCGTCATGCTGATGGCCTCGGCGCACTGGCGCACGACCGATTCGCCGACATAGCCGTCGAGGCTGGGAGCCTTGATGTGGAACACGTCGCGGAAGGCGTAGACCTTCTGCTCCGCACCGGACTGGACCTTGTAGGACGGCTCGCCGCTGGCCTCGTCGACCTCGACCGTCACGGCCGCCGGATCGAGGCGCAACAGCTCGACCGGCGTCTCGCCCTCGCGGACGATGTAGGCGTAGCCGTTGCCGTGGAGCAGCGCGTCACGCTGAAGCTGCTCGCGGAAGTCGGCCGAGGAGGTCCAGGCGTTCGGATCGCGCAGCACCTTGGCGACGGGGTGCTCCCGGTCGCGCTCGCGGCTGTTCTCCTCGCGCTTGTAGACGTGGATCGGCAATTGCCCCAGCGGCTCCGCGATCGCCTGGACGGCGCGGCGCACGGCCGCGCTCTTCATGGCGTTGGCCGGCGTCACGGCAATGCGCGCGATCGTGGGGAACGCGCCGAAGATCGCCTGAAGCCATTCGGCCGGAGCGGCGAGCGACTTTTCGTCGACCGGAGGCTTCCGCCCTGCTTTTTTCGTTGCTGCCGCTGTACTAACCATTTGTTTTCCCACAAAAATCTGTCCAATTGAAAGAAATCACGCGCTGACCTCCCCCCGCCGGTCCCCGGCCGAGGTCGAAAGTTCAGGGCTACCCCCGGCTGCCCGGATCAGGGCCGCCCCCACCACGTCGAGGCCGGCAGGTCCACCTTTCGGGAAGTAGACGACGCGCTGCTTTCCGGTGTCGGGCAGCCAAGGCCAGCCACGCCGCTCGAAGTCGTCACGCCATGCGGCAAAGACCTCACCCGTCACCGGGACCGGCTCCATCGTCTCGGCCATCGTCTCGAAAGCCTCCTCGACACGGAAACCCTGTCCGTGGTCGGCCCGGTCCAGCATCTCCCGCGCCTTGGGGAACCCGCTGGTCGCCTGATGCTGGAGACGGTAGCGCTCGCCCTTCTCCCCGCCCTCGGCGATAACCTTGGCGATGAAGGCCGAGGGCTTTGTCTTCTCGGGACCGGCAAGCAGGATCGACAGGAGCTTCGCCATCCAGACCGGGCCGAAAGGAGGAACCGAGGTCGTCGGTGTGAACTCCACGACTGCGCCGCGCTGCCCTTCCGAAGCGCGCATGTCGAGCTGCGCTGCGAACTCCTCCGAGGTCGGGAGCTTCGACCGCAGCGAGGGCGAACGCTTCACCTTCCCCGACAGGAAGTCCTTCACGACACGCTCGACCAGACCGGCAGGCCTGCCCTCGCAAGCCCACACGTAACCCGCCACCTTGGCCTTGCGGGTTTCGGAACCATCTCCGAACGGCACATCGTATCCGGCGAAGAGCATCGCGAGATGCTGGATGATCTCTGCCGAGGCCTTCGGCGTGATGGTGGCGACGACGGCGTTCATTCGGCGAACTCCTTCAGCACGTCGACCAGCACATGTCCGGTCGATCCATTCCGAGATTTCGATTTCGAAGAAACAGGGCGCGCGCGCCTGCGCGCTTCCCCGACAGGGGAAAAGGGTCGTTCAGAAGAAGGGTCGTTCTTATGGGTGCACGTGGGGATGAACCCCCCCTTCATCTGTGCGTGCACCCCCCCTTCATCTGCAGATGAACCCCCCTGCCGATATACCGGCACCCCCTCGCTCGAAATGCCGTCATCCTCGACGACATCGGACGGCTCGCGATCCATGACGACTTGGTAGAGGCTGGCGAGCTGCGCGCCGTTGTCGGCGTGGCGAGCACGGACGCGGACATAGCCGCGCTTCACAAGCTCCCCGATGGCGTTGGCAACGCTGCCGGCGCTCGATCCGATCTTGTCGGCGAGGGTCTTCTGCTTGACGACGCACCAGCCGTTGTTGTCCGCATGCGTGCCGAGCGCCGCCAGGACGTGCAGCGCCAGCCGTGAAAGCTCGCGGTCGAGAACGGCATCAGCCGGGATGCTGGAGTAGCGCGGCCCGGCCAT